AGTTTCGTCAATACGAATCTCAAAGTCATCTTTAAACGGCTCTAACATTTCTCTAATCTCTTTCGTACCTTTTACAAGTGCATTACTTGGATAATGACCGATTATAAGTTTCCCCTCTTTTCGTTTCTCTGTTGGCTTTAAATCTGTGTGAGGCGCTAAGTATGCAATATCTTTTGCTCCCAACTCCATGAACTCGGTTTGGTCTGTAATGCAACGGTAAACAACCTTGTTAAATATTCGATTGTAAAATTCAGGCTCGTCACGGTATCTTGTGCCACTATGGTAAACAATGATTTTACCTTTAAAGTTAGCATTTAAAACCTCGTTTAATAGTATAGGGCAAGTATGGAATATCTGTACTACGTCGAAAGTGTTTACTATATCTCTAATTCGATTCTTACTTACTGCTTTACTTTGTGAAGTGTACCCAAATGGATGTGTTGATAGTACGTAATCATTGCAGTAAACACCAATTGAGCGTAAAGCATTAGCGTTGTTGTGGCTCATGTTAGCGTAGTCATTCGACGCTATATTAAGAACTCTAATATTATTGACCATAGAATAAACCCTATTATTATTTGAATTAAACAACCTCTTTTGTTAAGCATTACTCAACTACATAAGTAGAATTTAATTGACTACAAGCGCAAGTTTCTTTCAATTTCTTAACACCATTAATCTCAATAAAATTAGAATGTACATCCCAATACGTTTGCATTGTCGCAGTTATTGTATGAGTCATTACATGAGATTCCATTGTTAAAACGTCACCAGTCATAACTTCATACCCCTCATTTAATTCGACTGGCTCACCATTAATAAAACATTCAGTCGAGCTAGGTGAATCAACACTGAACCTTGCAGTATAATGTGATATAACTGTAGTTGAACTTGATTTGATTTCTTCTTTTTTACATCCGATAAAAGATAAACCGATAATTAAAAATAATTTCTTCATAACATTATTACTATTTTCTTGTTTAACATTGCATCTATAACTGATGAATAGCTAAATTTTGATATTGCCAACTGTAGAACCTCATCGTTAACTCTTATAACTCCGTTTACTTTTATGTTTGGAAAAGGAGTGACTAACTTTTCACCATTAAAAACGGCTGTCGGTATTCTATTTAAGACAATACTTTTAAACTTTGAACTTTTCATCTGCGCAAATATAACAATTAATTTTAATTCTAAGCATGAGTGCCAATATATTTACCTGAGTATTTATCTTTTGTTGTAAAGTAGTACCTAATTCCATCGATAGCATGATTCCAATTGTCAATCGGTCTATTAAGTTTAGAACCGTTTTTATCAGTTGCCCACTTGTATCTTTCTAATTCTTTGATTAGGTTCTTAGATGAAGTTGTTACGCTAAATTCAATCTCTTGCATCTTTTGTATTCCATGCATAATTGAGTCCGCTCCCTTTTCAGCACCTTGTACTCTCATCCCTAAGTTCTTTAACTCTTGAATAGATTTAGGCTCGCTAGAATCAAAGAAAGTGTAAACGGTATTATCTAATCCTAAACTCTTGAACTCCCTCCATATTTGTGGGTTAGTTAAATCTGTTTGATAAATCCGTTCATCAAAAATATAACCACCATTGTAAAGATAAATATCTGTTAATGTTGTAGGGTCGTTTGTATAACCAAAATCGCCACCTCTACCGACTAACTTAGCTTCTTTTGGTATTGTATCAATCTTATTCCAAGTTTCAAATACAACACCTTGTAACGCTCCTATTTGACCTAAACCGTAAACCCTCCAAGCATTTGCCCAATACTCGTTTTTAATTGTTCCATCTTCAAAGTAACCTAAATCTTTATACCTTAAAATCTCATTACGTTCACCAATATCTAACAATTCGTTATCTTGAAAAGTCAACTCTAAATAATCTACATCATCCCTAATTAAAACATCTGTATGAATAAAAAACTCAGAATCTGGGTTGTAATCAGCAAATACTAATTTAGATCGTGATGCAACTTGCCTGTAACTTTCAATGTCGCATTTATTAACCTCATTAAAGTACGCAACATCCGAACGTAAACCCTTACCAATATCAGACTTATCTAATCCAATAAACTTGATAAAAGAACCATTAGGAAAACGGTACAATGTTCCAGCTATAAAACTCCTATCTTCATACAAACCAACTAAACGCATAACTTTAACAAAGTCTTTAATGACCGTTAAACGCATTTTAGTTAACTCAGCTGATATAATTAATATTTCACGATTAGCAACTCTTTCAGCATGGTTACAAAGTAGGATAAGGATTGATATAGTTTTACCAGCTCCCTGCCCTCCTTGTATAACTCGAATCTTTTTTTTAAGGCTCGATATCTTTCTGAGTGCCGTTGTCTGTTGAATCATCTAATGGGTCAATATTTAAGAATCCTAAAGAACCACGAACAACCGTATCTGTTGATTCTTTTAAGTTATTTAATCGCTGTGTTATACTTGGATTGTATTGTCCTACCATACCACCCTCGATTTGGTCACGTCTAATTTTATTCTTTATACGTGAACAGACACCTAAAAAGTCAGTGTACGCATCATTAAGATTAGTAAAGTATTGTTCTACATCCCCTATGTTTTCATCCCAACAAAAGTCTTTAAACCCCTCGAATGTTAAAGGGGTTTTTAGTGGTGTTTCAACTCTTTCCCCATCCTTGCCAACGTATTCAATTTTAATTCTTGGTACAATAGTTTTAACGTACTTCTCGAATAAAGCGCTCATTTCTTCGGGGGTTTCCACGTTTCGAGGTCTTCCCATCTTAGCCATTTATCAAATCAATTAAAATTGCTCTAGTAGCATTGTGAGGTATTGGGATGTTCTTTTCTTTCAATAGTGCTTTCATCATTTTGATTGTCATTGCATCAACTGGCTCTGATGGTTTCACTCTTACAACTTCCGTTTTAATAAGTTCTTTTGTAGGTGTTGTTTCGTGATATTTTATAAAGTTGTTGATTATATTACACGCAGTTATCCAGCACCCTGAACAATTCAATGATAATACTTTTTTTGTTATTGCTTGGTAAATAGTTTGTAGATGTATCTTTTCATCAAACGTCCATTTGTTATTGTTTGCTATTACCTTTTCTCTAAGAATATCTAATGATTCTTTTCCTTGTTTGTTCAGTTCCATAGTTTGTCTAAAATTGATGCTATTACGAAAGTAGCTAGTGAATAAATAATATTTTCATGAGTGAATAATACTACTATAATCGATGCCCAAAACGAAAAGCATGGGAAACAATCTAGTAGTTTAATTTTCTCAAATTGGCCTAACTTAAGAAGTTTCTTAATTCGATACGACAAAGACCACTCCCTTAATAAGAGAATGGTCGCAAATAGTGTTATTGTTATAGTATACATAGTTTAGTTTAATTCATGCAATAGATATTACTAATTGCAAATTTAACATTTTTATAGTCAATACAATGATAATTATAAAATATTTTTGTGTGAATCAATTGGAATACTTCTACTTTGCTCATAAATTACACAATCTAATAACATCCAACTCCATTTCAATGTAGTCATCTAATGTCATTTCACCGCACTTAAACACTATCGGTTGGTCTTTTTGCCACTCCTTTACAATTTGGAGTACTTGCTCATCTGTTAGTTGTAGATAATCTTTCATTCCTCATTAAATTTAAACCATTCTAAATTACTCAATACTTTGTTAAAATCTCGCACATCTTTACGAAAATGTTTGTTTCGCATAACTAACGCTCTCGGTTGTTCTATTATTCTGTTAAATCTCATTTCATTTCTTTTTAAATTGCTTAAACCATCTTTCATAAGTTTCTTCTACTTTTCCGTTATACTTCCAGTCAGAATAACTATCTAGTATGTTGTGAATATCCTCCTCACTATACATTCTTTCAGCCATCCATTCAGCGCCTTCTTGTGCTCCAGCTAACATAAACCCACAAGCATTGGGGTTTGATTCTAAATTACTATACTCTTTGCTTTTAAATATTTTATAAATATCTTCTTCTAATGTTACTGTTGTTGTGCTTAGTTTTATTTGTTCAATA